CAGAGCGAGTAACTTTTTCATATAATGTTACTCTCCTTTCTGAAATTTCCGTTTCCGGTTCTGCGGCATCGTATATTCTTCCGCGTTTCGGCTCGATTTTCTTTTGTTTATGCACGTCAGCTCGTTGAGGAGGGCGTCCGTCAAAATCCTGCCTTTGTGCAAAATGGAGAAAATGTTGCAAAAACGGGTCAAATAGGCGATATCGTATCCCCATCACAGAATCACAGAATCTGAGACCAGATAGAATAAATCAGCAGCACCACAAGAGGAAAAACGACACCGAGCAGGAAAAGCACTCCGAGTAGTTTAGCAATTATTTTTAGCATTTATATACTCCTTTTATTTACGATAGTGCATACTTCTATTTATCATTTTAGCTTGTCGGAGTGCATACGTCAAGTCCTATTTCACTGCTCTAAACTCGCTAGCCGCGCTCACGCTTGGCTGCGCTTGGTGTCACTCAGGCCCATTACATCAAGAGAGTAATGGGCCTGAGATGCCCCCAAGCCTTTGCTTGGGGGCGGGAGCTAATCAGAATTTACCATCATTTTTTAAGTGAGTAAATCCACCGGAATTTACTCCGCCAAAAAGCCATCTATACCAATCAGAATTAGTAACGGCATTTTTGACGTCACCGGAAGCAGACGAAAGCCAAGAAGAAATGGAATTGAAAAGAGACTTGCCGGAGGAACCAAGACCGGCAGAGCCTTCATCACCGGAAACCATCTTCAAAAGCTCTCGAGCGAATCCCCAAGGACCGTTGGGATTCGCTATGTTCTGATCAGTTGCGTACTTACTCGCAGCATACGACATCTGAGCACCATACTTAGAAGCATCGGCGCCAATCTGAGCAACAATCTGTTCCATAGCAGTATACTTTTCTGCAACTGCTTCCTGAGTCCGTGCATTAACGTTTGCAGTTTGCAACTGGGTTTGAGCAGAAAGCACCGATCCAAGCATTTGCACAAGAGCAGCATTAGCAGAAGTATCAACCTCACCTTTCGCTCCGGCAGAAGTCACGCCGGAAGCGGTAGCGCCGGAGGTAACGGCAGCGCCGTTACCTCCCATAGCACTAAGCACCGGATTCAAACCGGCTGCTTTAAGGTCTTTAATCTCTCGCTGGTGAGCAGTATTGCTCATGTATTCCTGCCAAGAACGGCTTTTAGCGGCTTCCTGAGCGTTGAACTGCATAGCCAAGGCATTTTGACGCTCCTGCCAGTCGCGTTGCTCAGAAGCCATCTGAGCGCTTTTAGCGGTATTTTCTGAAGCAGTCCGAGTAATACGAGAAAGAGCAGAATCCAAATTTCCGACAGCCGGCACGCTCTGAACCTGAGAAGCATCCTTACCAGTAGTCATAAAATCACCTCTCAATGATGGTCGATCAAACCGGGGATAGAATACATCGGCATCGGACGGGTAGTCCGGTTCTTAATGTAGATATCCGCGAAGAGCTGATTGCTGACAGCGGACGTGACAGCAAGCACACGATCTACATTCGTCTTATCCTCACGAATCCAAGAATCCGAAAGCATAGGCAGATCGGAATAGTCATCAGCCAAATGCCAAACATCAAGGGACTGCGCGTACTGAGAACGCATCTCACCGGTGACACGGGAAGGCTTATAACGGTAATCGGCCCACGCTTCCTGATAACCAAAAACCTGATCATCAATGACAGCACCTGCGGTATCCTTAACGCCGGGGCCTTGAGCAAAAATCTCCTTGTTTTTCACAGCCTGTTCGCCGATATTGGCGAAAACAGGCCAATAGTAATCAAAGCGATCCTTACGAGACCAGAAACGTTCAAGACCCTGCTGATAAGTATGATCGTAGCGAGCGACCATAACGCCGATGACAAAACCATGCTCCGTGAAAGACTTCGTGAAATCAGAATGGGTATCCGTAGTGACAGACATACCAGTAACAGTACCTTGTGCAGTCTCACCGGAAGCCGTGGCCGACTGCTGGACAACCTGATTGATATTGATGGGGACACGGTTACCGCCAAGATATTCGGGACGCTGAAGGCGGGCATCAGGAGAAGTCACGCCGAAATGAGACTTGAGAATTTCGATGTAGCGGGAACCACCACGAGCGTCTTTCTCATAGAGCTTCTGAATCTGGAAAGCCATGCGGAGCTGATTAATCGAAGCACCGAGACCACCGGAAGAAACAGCATAAAGGTTGACAGGGTCAAAACCAGGCTTGTCGGCACCACCACTAAAACCAGTAATGCCAGCATAGTTAGAACCAGAAACAACGGGCTTAAAAGCAAGGGAATCGTAGATATTAACCGGTCGATCTCCAGAAGCAAAAGAAATATTAGAGACACCGGTCAAAACATATCCACCGGGATCATGAGGCTGTTCGCGGGTAACAACAGGATACTCGCCGGACGTAGCCGAAGGAATCAGAACATCCGGACCTTTCTGCGGAGACGGCAAACAGCTGGTAAAGTAGTCGTGATACTTGGCAGCCTTATAAGGCAAACCGCCTTTTGCAACATCGGTCACAAAAGTGCCGGTATTCACGCCGGCTACAGTAGCATCATCGACGGGAACAACGAGCGGGTCAGATAGGTTTTCATCACGAAACCACTCATTCATGACCAAGGCATAAGCTCGGAAGGGAAGAGCACTAACGGAAAGATTAGGAACGCCGGTAGGCACACCGAGATAATCGGCAATAGTTCCAACAGACCATCCAGAATCAGCAGGAGCAGTAATTTGAGGAATTTCATACTCTGTCTGAGGAATCCACGCAGATTCCGTATTCTCACCATTGAACTGCTTCCAATGTGACCAAGTAAGCCGGTTCGGTACGAAGAAGAAATACGTATCGAGATAGATGTTATCCATGACCGGAGTGAGCAGCGTCTGCAGGCGCACAACCTTGGATGTGTCCACGTTGAACGTATCTCCCGGTAGTACTTCGTCAACGAAAAAAGGTACAATGTCACCAACGTTAAACGAAGTTTTAAGAGAATGCGAGCGGTCAAACGTCGAACGCCGGATATCAATGTTAGTAGGATTGAGAGCAAAATGGGATTCAACATTGCGATTCATTCCGTAACCTCCTTTTTCGGCTCAACAGCCGGTTTTTCCTCCTGGGACGGGTCAGGCTCTCGCTCGGGCTTGATTCCGAGCTTGTCGAGGAAATCAGGCTTGTCCATACCGGCCATAAACTCCGCGAAATTGTGATTGAACTTCGCGCGAATATCAACCGGAAGAGAATTGAAAAAGCTCTGACCTTCATTGACCCTATTCAGAAGATCAGCGTAAGTAGTAGGCATATTGGTGAAATCACCATAAGCGCCTTGAACACGCGAAAGCGCGTCAACGTCGCCGTTCTGAAATCGAGCCAAAAGAACATGGATATCTACAGAATCAGCGTGGGATTGAATGAAATCGTAAAGATCTTCTCGTCCAGCTTCAACGAGATCCATAATTCCATTTTCATCAAACATAGGCTGATATAAAATCCGTTCGCGCTGACCTCCATTTGAAATGAAACGAGTTCGCGGACGAAACTGAGTAGAGAATCCCAAATTTTCATCATACATAATCAAACATCCTTTCTCTGAATAGACGTACCATCAAGAATGACTTCGGGGAGCTGGGTCGAGATCGTGCCGGTCTCGTTGTCAAACTCACCAATCTTACAAAGGGAATAATCCTCAATGTGGGAAAACAGAAGACTTTCCTTCTGCATACAAGCATGAGCGAAATTCCGCATGGCAGAAGAATCGTTCTGATCTACCGTAGGCGGAAGAAAGCCCGTGCGGGCATCGCGGATAGAATAAACACCATATTTCATTTCAAAACCTCACATTCTTCACATGTTAAATCTGGATCGTCCTCATAAGGACAATCGTAATCGGGATAATCAAACGGACACTTCACAGTCGAATACCTCCACGGAAAACAGTCGGATTGATGTTGATCTTCTTGGACTTCGCAGCAGTACGACGAAAGACCTTCTTGTCTTTCTTAGGACGCATTTTCTTACGCATTAGATACAACTCCTTTTCAATGATTTTATTCGGGCCAGCTGGTTCCGTTCTTCAACGGCCAGTTGGTCTAAATAACTAAGTGTGGTTTTCTGTAATTTCGCTTTCTGCGCTTCAGCTGCCATCTTCTGACGGACAGCCTTAAGCTTGGCAGATTCTTCCGGACAATCGAGATCAAAGAGCTTGTCATAATACTTCGGAGGTCGAAACTTCCTTCCTCCTTTCTCAGTCGAAATATTAATGAACTCATGTTCATATAAGTCAGGGTGATCCTCGTAATACTGCCGGGCAATACCAGGCTTGCGAGACATAAGCGAAAACTCCGGAACAATGTTAAAGTTCTCGTAAAACTCAGCTTCAGGGCCGGTGAGCTTCTTCATGACATAGCGAGCAGTATAAGCGCAGGTCTCCCAGGTCACCGGAGCAACAACAGCAAAGCCATTAGGCCAGACGTCTTGAAGAGAAGCAGAATTGAAATACTGAAAACCTTGCGCAGATCGCTTATAAGGAACAAGATCATCAAGCTCCAATCCAAAGATGATTGCATGATAATGCGGACGAAACGTCTGAGAACCATACTCGCCAGAAGCGAAGAAGCGAATACCTTCACCAAACTTCTTTCGAAGACGCTTCATGAAAAGCTGAAAATCACGTTTCACAAGGGACATACTCGGCAGGGCCTCGCCAGTCTCAGGATCGGAATAGTAATGAATCGGAACATGACAATCATCATAAGTGAGAGTTACAAAATAGCTGGACTTATGATATTCAAGCTCAAGCATACAACGATTAGCCCATTCACGCGATCTTTGAAGCCGACAGCCAGAACACTTTCCGCAAGGAATTTCAATGAACTCCGTAACATCACCGGGACGACCATAAGCAGGATGCGTACAACATGCAAAACCTTCACCAGAACGCTCAAGATGGTCTACCTCGTAACTCGTCACCTTAAGCAACCATTTACCGTCTTTTTCGCCTAAGACAAAGGCTTTAAGCGGATGATAGCATGGCAAGAAATCACCTTCTTTGTATGGGGATATCGTATCCCCATAAATTTTCGGAAATTTCAAAAATTTTCGCAGAAATAGCAGGCGTTTCGGGGATCGGCGTGAAAAAATGGGTAGACGGAAGGGTAGACGGCGGCCTCTCCGGAAAACCAGCAAACCCTTGCGCCCCAGGCGTTTCGGCGGGTAGACATCGGGTAGACATGGGCGGTTTTGAACAAAACGGATCGTCAAAGTATACAAAAAAAGCGCCCTTCGGCGCTTTTTTCAAAAGGACTCATTTTCAGGTTTTCACGATCCGCTTTTTTCCGCACTTCGGACAGGTCAATTCGACCATTCCGACGCTGCGCGGCACACGGCAATAGGCGCCGCAGGAGCACTTCACATACTTGTGTTCCTTGTCGGCGCGGCGGGCCTTCGCTCCGCGCAGGGCGCTCTGCTTCGGCCCCCACCACTGCATGAATTTTGCGTTTTCCGCGCGGCGCTTTTCAAGGTTGCGCGAGAACATACGGAACAGCAGATATACGCACAAAAAGAGCGTGGTATAGTGGATAAAGGCGGCAAATGCCTGCCCCGGCACCAAGGCGGGCAGCAGGCTGAGCACCAGCTCAGCGATAAACAAGGCCCAGCAGAGCTGGTCGGCGCCGTTTCGACCGTACATGAAGCGCGCTATCGCGCAGCGAAGCTTATAAATGAAATTCTGCAAGATCCATCACACTTTCTATCAAAATTGCTTTTATTCTATATGATTTCGCCTAAATAGTAAAGAGGGCGCAAAAAAGTTTACGAAACGGCAATAATTGGTTTGACACAGGACGCTTCGTATGCTATGATACCGAAAGGAATAAGGGAGTAGCCAACGCCGCTGCGGCGTCGGGCGGGTCGTCATCACGGGGCTGCGCCCCCGGTCCGCTCATGAAATGGCGAGACTTTTACCGAAGGCGTCTTTGCAGCCGTCCGACGGTAAGAGTCTTTTTCTTTTCCTAAAACCAATTCTATAATACAGGAGTGTGTTGCATTT